TAAAAGCTGATAAGAGTAAAACAGCAAGAGCAGTTCCTGCTGCAGCTGGAATAGAAAACGGTTCTATATGGTTTTTGAAAAACGCAAAATGGCTGATAGAATTTGAGAGAGAACTTACGTCATTCCCTAGTAGTGGCAGTCATGACGATCAAGTCGATGCATTGAGTTACGCTGCAAGGTTTGGAATAGTAAGGAGAACGAATTGGAGTGTAACTTAATTGGGTATTAGAGACAACATAAAGAATTTATTTAATTCACAACAAGTAGAAGAAAAGACATACGGAAACTTCCCAAATAGCCAGATTGTATTCCCGTTCAATAGTGATATTGGATTTTTCTCTGGTACTAATCAAATGTCTCCAGAGGGTAACTCTGCTGCTCTTGCTTGTTTAAATGTACTTGGTACAGCTTTTAGTGAGCCACCATTAAAAGTATATTTAAAGAATCAAGAGGGTATGGATTATGTTCCTAATCATCCTGCACAATTACTTTTAGATAATCCTAATCCAAATATGAGTTCTAGCTTGATGAATAATTACATTGTTACTTCTATTGCAGTAAGTGGAGATGCTTTCTTACTTAAATTAAGAAATGATGCAGGAGCTGTAGTTCAGTTAATTCCATTGTTACCAGAGATGGTAGAAGTAAAAGGCAATAATGAACAGTTAATTACTAAGTATCAATATAAACAAAAAGGCAACACATTAGAGATTATGCCAGAGGATATGATTCACTTAAGAGAGAGAATAGATCCTAGAAACCACAGGAGAGGATTATCTCCTCTTAGATCAGTAATGGTTGAAGTATTAGGAGATGCAGCAGCTTCACAGATGGGAGCAGCATTAGTTAAGAATACAGGTGTTCCTAGTGTTGTTATATCTCCAAAAAATGATTTATCTATGACAAGTGATGAAGCAGAAAACATAGCTGAGGTATTTGGTAGGAGATTTGGAGGAGAGAACAGAGGCAGACCATTAGTTATATCTGGTGGAGAAGTTGATATCAAAACTCTTTCTTTTTCTCCTAAAGATTTAGAAATAGGGAAACTTAGATATATTAATGAAGAAAGAATATCTGCAGATTTAGGCGTGCCTGCAATATTGGCAGGGCTTGGAAGTGGGCTAGAACGCGCAACATACAGCAATGTAAGAGAGTTGAGAGAGTTCTTTACAGAACAAAAACTGATACCTAGTTGGAATCATTTCGCTAATGAATTTACTAAACAATTATTATTACAGGACTTTGAGTCTGATCCTAAGTGCATGTTTAAATATGATCTATCAGAAGTAAGAGCATTAAGTCAAGATGAGGACGCTACAATGCAAAGAATTACACAGGGTTTTAATGCAGGTTTCGTAACTGTTAATGAGGCAAGACAAGCTACACAATTACCTCCACTAGATAATGGAGATTACTTTATTAGAGGATTAATGGTTGCAGAAGTACCAGCAGAGGATTCTGGTAATGTAACTATGTATCAATCAGATACAGATATAGATATAGAAGAAAAAGCAGTCAGTAAAAGAATAGAGAATATATTAAGAGATAAAGTAAAAGAACATAATGATAAAGATCCTAAATACAGAGCAACTTACTCAATGTTAAGACAGGTATTTGAAAGAGGAGTAGGTGCTTATAATACTAATCCTGAATCTGTAAGGCCTAATGTAACCTCTTCTGATCAATGGGCATTAGCCCGCGTAAATACTTTCTTAGGTGCTCTTAGAACAGGTAGATTTAGAAATAGGGCATTTGATACAGATTTACTTCCAGAAAACCATCCACGATCTACAAAAAAGAATATTGAAGAAGATATAGAAATAAAAGTAGAGAAAGTTCCTAGTTACATACAGAAGAACGCACAAAGAGGACTAGATCTTCTTGAATATGCTGGAGATGGTCTAACTGATAAAACAAAGAGAGAAGCCAGAGATATGGCTAATGGAAAGATTTCAGATAGCAAAGTTGTCAGAATGGCAGCTTGGTTTGCTAGGCATGAGGGAGATTTAGATTCAGATAAGGCTAATGATTATCTTAATGGAGATTCAGATAGACCAACAGCAGGGCAGGTAGCTTGGTTGTTATGGGGTGGAGATATCTCTAAGAGCAACAAGATGAGAGCTTATAATTGGGCTACAAAAGAAGCTGAGAAAGTTAAAGAGGAGAAATCATCTTATCCACTTTATGGATGGCAAGAGCCAACAGTTAAATTTTTAGGACTTCCTACTGTAAAACATTACAGAACAGAGATTGAAAAGAAAGAACTCTGGGAGGCAATCAATGGTTTAGAGGATGTCTGGATTGATTACTTCTCTAATGTTTATGCAAAAGAATTAAACAGACAAAAGAGAGGTTTAACTAAAGTAGCTAAAGGAAGTCATGACTTAGATGCACTTCAAACTAATGTAGATATATTCTTAGATGGCTCAAAGTTTGATAAAGAGCTACTTCCATTGTTTTATTCTCTTGGGGATGATATGTCTGTGAGAACTTGGGATAATCTCTTTCCTGCACAAGATAACTTCAAAGCTGCAGATCCTGTTAGTTTAGATGTATCAATACCAGAGGAACAAGCAGTAAGAACTGTATTTGGTGCACTAGCTGCAGACCAGGTAATAGATGCAACAACAGTTAAAAAGATTATTGAGGGTGGTTTCTATAGAGGACAAAGAGAAGTTCCACCTGCTGTTAAATCATTATTTCAAGATGGACAAGCAGCAAGTTTTATTCAAGAGAATGCTAAAAAAGTTATGAATGACTTAAATGCAACTACTAAGAAAAGAATTGCAACACAGATAGAAAAAACAATCAAAGAGTTTGAAGCATTAGGAATAGTTAATCCTGTTGCAGGTACTCCAGAGGGAGATAAGTTCTTTAATGAGTTAGCTAAAAGAATTAATACACAACTTGGAGGACAGAGCTTAGGTAGAGCTAAGAATATAGCTAGAACAGAAGTTGGTAAGGTTAGTTCTTGGAGTCAGCAAAGAGCTGCAAAAGCTACAGGTAAAACATTAGAAAAAGAGTGGGTATCTAGGAGAGATGGCATTGTTAGAGAAGCTCATTTTGAGTTAGACAATCAAAGAGTTCCTCTGAACAGCTTTTATCTGTATAATGGGATAAAGTTGGATGCTCCTAGAGATCCAAATGCTCCAATTAGTTTGATTGCTAATTGTAGATGCACAGAGGCTTATATTGAGGTAATAGATGAGTGAAATAGAAAGACCAGAAAATCTATCCTTTAAGAATGCTCCTATTGAGCTAAAAGAGGATGGGGATAAAAGATATATAGAAGCAGTTTTTTCATTATTTGATACTATAGATAGTGATAATGATGTAACAAAAGCCAATGCTTTGAGATCAGGATATACAGGCAATAAAGTGCCATTAGTTTGGAATCATGATTGGAGTAAGGTTATTGGTAGAGGAATTATAGAAACAGATAATCAAAAAGCTGTTTTTAAAGGTTATTTTCTAAATACAGAAGCAGGAAAAGAAGCCTATAACACAGTTAAAGAAATGCAAGATATGCAACAATTCTCTTATGGATTTCAAGTAATAAAATCAAGTAAAGGAACACACATTGACTCTAAAGGAGAGGAAGTTCCTGTAAGAGTATTAGAGGATGTAAAAGTATGGGAGGTTTCTCCTGTGCTAGTAGGTGCTCAGCAGAACAGTTTTGTTCAAGCACTTAAATCAGGTTTAGAGCCTGTAGATGAAGAAATCAAAGCAGAAATGCAGGTTGAATCTACAGAGCCAGAAGTTTCAAGTGAAACTGATGCAAGTATCAGTAAATCCCAACAGGGACTAAGACTTGGAGAACATGCTGTAGCTTCTCTTGAGGAGTTAAAGGCATTCACAGAGAGAATAGAGGATCTTGCTTCTCTAAGAAACTCTGAAAAAAAGACATTAAGCTCAAAATCTACAGAGATGATACAAACATACTTAGCAGGACTAAATGCAATTTATATTAAGTTGGATGATGTCTTAGCAGAGTATGGATATGATCCTGTTAAAGATGATGAGCTATTTATGGAAGTTCAAAAGAACTTACATAACAATAATAAATAGGAGAAAATAATGGCAACATTAAAAGAAATGAGAGCAGAAAAAGCTCAAAAATCAGAAGATCTTGCTAAGATATTTGATTCTGTTAAGGATATGTCTGAACTTTCATCAGATCAAAAAGAAGAAATTAAAAAAAGAAATGATGAATTAGCAGAACTCAACTCTAAGATTACTGAATTATCAGAATTTGAAGAGATGAAATCCGCTAATAAAGATGACATTGATAGCTCAAAGAAAGTTTCTGGAATGCCTGTATATGGAGAGCCAGAATCTAATGAGCCAAAATCACTTGGACAGCAATTCTTAGATTCAAATGCTTACAAGAGCTTTGTGGAACATGGTATTAAAAATATACCTATGGAAACTAAAGCAACAGTTACAACTTCTGTTTGGACTAGAGATACCATCTATCAGCAAGTAATACCTGCTATAGAGCCAGATCCAAATCCTGTATTAGATCTAGTAGATAGCATCAATACAGATCAAACAACTTATTACTTCCTAAGAGAAACAGCAACAAACAATGCTGCTGAAACTGCTGAGGGTAGTGCTGCTCCAGAGGATGCATTCAGCTATACAGCTGTAACAGCTCCTGTTGCAAAATTCATCACAACTTTGCCTATTACAGCAGAGTTGCTTGAGGATCAAGCAGGAGCAAGAGCATACTTTGATGGCAGATTAGCTAATCATGTCTTGCAAAGATTAGAGAAACAATTCCTAATTGATGGTGGTGTAGCACCTGATGTAAAAGGTATTACACAACAATCAGGAATTAACACAATCACATACACAGCAGGTGCATATCCTGCAACTGTAGGTGGTAAGTTAAGAACAATCCTAGAGGGTATCAAAGATGTAGAAGTCAATGGTAAATTAGCACCAGATGCTATTGTCATGTCTCCTGCAGCTTATGAAGCATTAGCAGGACAAGTTGATGGAAACAACAACTTCATGCTTGGTGCATCTGCTTTTGCAGGAAGCCCAACAATCTGGGGATTGCCTGTAGTTAAATCATCACAAATTGGTGGTGCTGTTTCAACAAC